GAAGCTAAGATAAAGAAAGTATCAAGAAGTACTGAGATTGTATCATATTCACAAAGAGATACGGAAGAATCATTCTCTATACAGCCTGAAGATATTACAATGGGTGTCAACTTAGATGCTGAAGATGAAGATATTATCCCATACTATGAAACATATGCTAAGAAGAAATTTGCATATAGAAATGTATTCATCAGAGTAAAACTAAGCCCTGCAGAATTAGATGTTATAAAAGAACAAGTAGAAGAAAAGATTCAGGAGTTTCAAAAAGAAGTAGAAGTAGGACTAATAGAAAAAGAACTTCAGCTCCAAGAATCTGTACAAGCAGGTGAAATGGTACCTGAAAGAGCCGAGTTAGAATTAGAAAAAGCTAAGAAGATGGCTGTTCAGGCTATTGAAGAACAAAGGATGCAGTTAACTGCTGAAGCTCAAGATGCTGCCACTACTATTGCACAACAGGTAATGAGTGAGTCTGATTATAAAATATTAGAGGCAAGTGATGCTAGAAAAAATATTGTTGATGCAATAAAGTTTCATGAGAATAGAGTTATATTAACTTGTACGGTTGGTGATGATGTATTCTTGTATGAATATACTTTACCAATTACTGAATATCCTATAGTTCCTGTTCCATATATGTACAGTGGAACTCCATATTCTATGAGTGCAGTTGTTCCTCTTATTGGTAAACAACAAGAGATAAATAAATCTCATCAGATTATGTTGCACAATGCAAACCTCGCTTCTAATCTTAGGTGGATGTATGAAGAAGGTTCAGTACCAGAAGAAGAATGGGAACAATATTCATCTTCGCCAGGGGCTCTATTAAAGTATCGTCAAGGGTTTGCCTCTCCAACTCCTGTATTACCGGCTCCAATCAACAATGCTTTTTATACAGTAGTACAAGAAGGAAAGGCAGATGCAGAATATATAAGTGGAGTACCATCTGCGATGATGGGATTTACACAAGAGCAGCCTGAAACATATAGAGGTTTACTTGCAAATGATGAGTTTGGAACGAGAAGATTAAAAGCATGGATGGGTAGTATTGTAGAACCTGCCTTAGAACATTTAGGTAGAGTATTTCAGCAAATGGCTCAAAAACATTATACGATTGAAAAAGTATTTAGGATTGTACAGCCTGAAGCTGGTCAAACTCCTCAAGAAGAAAAAGAAGTTAAAATTAATATTCCTATATATAATGATTATGGAGAAGCGATAGGAAGATATAAAGATTATTCTACTGCAAGATTTGATGTAAGAATAGTATCAGGAGCTACGATGCCTGTAAATAGATGGGCATTATTAGAAGAATACTTCAGGTGGTTCCAAGCTGGATTAATAGATGATATTGCTATGATAGCTGAAACAGATATTAGAAATAAAGAAGGAATTGTCGAAAGGAAGTCAGTCTATTCACAACTTCAAGGACAATTATCTTCAATGGAAGAATCTTTGAAAGATAAAGATGGAACTATTGAAACATTAGAACGTCAACTTGTACAGGCCGGTATTAGAATGAAGGTCGGACAAGCTTCTAATGAAATAAGAAAAGATGTAATAGATACGCAGGCACAACAGAAATTACTCAAAGGAATGTTGAAAGTTGAGTTCCAAAGACTGCGTGATGAGATGAGAAACGACTTAAAACAAGATAAAGAACAGAGTGAAAAAGAATAGTTGTAACTTTATCGTTAAAGTTTTTAATTTATCAAATTAATAAAATGGAGAAAAACGTATGGCTCAAGAACAAGGCAACGCCGTTATGGCCCCCGAATTAGAGACTACAAATCCAAATCCCCAAGAAGTTGATGCAGTCATGGGAGGCGGCGATGATTTCTTCGCAGCTCTCGATGAAAGTGTTAATGGTGGGATATTAGACGAAACTTCGCAGCTAACCTCGGATTCTAATAGTGATAATACACTGACGAGCCCTAGTGAAGTTCAACCGCATATTGAAACAAACCCAGAAGTGGTGGATGTGGATACGATGCAAAAAAGGTATAGCGATTCAAGCAGAGAAGCTAGAAGGCTCAATGGAAAGCTCCAAGAGCTAGAGCCTTATATGCCAATCCTTGATGCTATGCGAGATGACCCCAATTTAATTACTCATGTGAGGAATTATTTTGAGGGTGGTGGACAGACACCTCAGAATATGGCTCAACAACTCAACCTTCCAGAAGATTTCGTGTTTGATGCCGAAGATGCCTTTGCAACTCCCGAATCGGATTCTGCAAAAGTACTTGGCGCCACGATTGATGGCATTGTCCAACGTAGGCTTGGAAAAGCTTTAACAGGACAGAGGTCTGAGAATCATAGGTTAGCAAAAGAAGCGTCTTTTCGTCAACAACATGAATTGAATGACGAAGAGTGGGGAACGTTCGTTGACTTCGCAAAGTCTAAATCTCTTGAATTAGAAGATATTTATTATTTAATGAATCGTAAGAATCGTGATAATAAGATAGCTAGTAAAACAAGAAATGAGATGCGCAATAAAATGCGTGAAGTACAAGACATTCCAAGCTCCCTTGCAACCACTGGCGGAGCGCAGGTCGAGAAATCTCCTGATGACCGAGTATTTGAAGCCTTATTAGGTGCTGAAAGCGAATTGGAAAAGGCTTTTAGTATTTAGAATCTTTTAGTTTTTAAAATACTTTAAGCCATAACGATTAAATAAAAGGTGATAATATGGCTGATGTATTTGGTGCAAGTACATATTCGGACGTGGCAACATGGTCTGATGGTACTTCAAAAGACACAGGTGACCTTAGACGAAAGTACAATTTCGGTGATAGAGTTTCTGAGCTATCAATAGCTCAAGACCCTTTCTTCCGTTTTGTATCTAAAGTCGCCAAAAAGCCTACCGATGACCCCGAGTTTAAATTCACAGAACGTAGACCATCTTATCATAAGCGTTATGCTTATGTAATTGGCTACGACAGTGGTTCTAATGTTTTTACTGAAGCTGAGTTGAAGACTACTTCTAATGCTTCTTTATCAACATCAACAGGACAGATAGTTAAATTGTTAATGGCTACTGATTATAAATCAAGTGGTAATATTGGAAGCGTAAATAACAATACTAGCAATGATGTTCTTGTTGGACAATCTGGCACTCAGCCTGGATTCTTAATGGAAGACCAGGTACTTAAGGTAAACTTGAGTAATACTGATGCTGGTGGAATGACAGCTGGAGCAGCAGTTACATCTAATGATATAGATGATTACATTCTTGTTCGTGTCGATACCGTACATTCTAACGAAAGCGGTTCTGTAACTTTTCATGATTTATCAGATGGAGCTGCAGAAGACGATGGAGCAAGAACGGCATATTGGACTCCTGTTACAGGAACAATTGTTAAAGCTACAAGTGCAACTACTATTAAGTATTTGGCTAGTTATGTTGGGGATGACCCCCTTGGTACTATCTCAAGTGCGAATATAGCTAATGTGCTTGAAAAAGCTAGAACATACGTTGTGGGAACAGCTCATGGTCAAGGTACTGGTTATCCTGAAACATGGAAAGACCAACCTTTCTCAACCGGTTTCGGACTAACTCAGATTTGGAAAACAGCACTTGCGATGGATAATACCACTCGCGCAACGGTGCTCAAGTACGAACCTAATGAGTTTGCTCGAATCTGGCGTGAAAAACTGATTGAACACAAATGGGACATCGAAACATCGTTGTTATTTGGTTCTCAAGCTTCTGTTGACAGTGTACAGTACACTCAAGGAGCTGTTGATTTTATTATCAATTATGGTAATATTTTCAGTGGTTCTGGTATGGGTGGAACTGGCACAAAATCTCAAGATGATTTTCTTGATGATATGTCACAGTTCTTAGACCCAAGGCATAATAATGCTAATGCAACTCTGTTTATGGTTCCTACTGATGTGTACAACTGGTTGCATAAACTTAGTGGATATTTTTCTGCTAACGTATCTCAGGTCGCTGACGGAAGTGGTGGAAGTTCTACTGCTCTTGGACGTGCTGATTTTACAGTTGGTACGAAGAAAAGCGTTTATGGTGTAGACATTACACAGATTTATACTCCTTATGGAGTTATGAATACTGCTCGTAATGTTCACTTAGACGGAACACAAGTGAAAATGCTCGGAATCAATATGGGTCAATGTAAATACCGTCCTCTAGTTGGTAACGGACTAAATCGTGATACAGCGATTTACGTTG